AGTTCATCTGCTTTGACTAGCACAACATCTCTGCTTATCGGTTCTGCTTTTGGAACAGGAACAGCCAACGCTTTTGGCGGTGGAGTCGTAGACATTCTGGATACTTATTCAACGACAAAAAACAAAACTGTCAGAAGCCTTGAAGGTAGAGCTAGTGAATGGATAGCACTTGAAAGCGGTTCGTGGCGAAACACTGCCTCAATTACTTCAATCACTTTGTTCCCAGATGTTCACAATTTTTCTACTGGCTCTCGCTTCTCTCTCTACGGAATAAAGGGATAACAATGCCAACACCTACTTATGTACCTCTTGCTAACATTACGGTTTCGATTGCTGCTGCTTCCGTATCGTTTGCGTCAATCCCTGCTTCGTTTAGGGATTTGATTTTGGTTAGCACGCCAGTTCACGCAACATCGGCAGGACTAAGACTAACAATAAACGGCAGCACCGCAGACGGAAGTTATGTCGTTATGTACGGACTTGGTGCTGGCACATTTGGGTCGGGTACTGGTTCTGTTGTGTTAGCTGGGACTTCTGATTCTTCTCCTTCCGCAAACATTCTTCACGCTATGGATTATTCAGCCACCGATAAGCACAAGACTTTTTTGCTAAGGTCGGACAGGGCTGAAGCTGGAACTCTTGCCTATGCCCAACGCTGGGCACAAACCGCAGCTATTACTTCTCTGGCTATTGTCCCAGAGACAGGTCTTATCGGAGCAGGTTCAACTTTTGCTCTTTATGCGATAGCAAGTTAGGAAAAAGTAATGGCACTCAAATTAGTTCAGACACAGACCCTTGCTTCTGCTGTTTCCTCTATTTCGCTAACTTCAATACCACAAGACGCAACCGATTTAGTAATCAAACTTTCTGCTAGGTCTGCGACAGGAACGCAAGTAAACTGCTTTGTCACAGTAAACAGCCCTGCTGGTGGTGGAAGATACACTTATCTAATCGGTGACGGAACTGGCGCAGGAAGCGGAGCAAGCACTGGTTTTGCTGGTTTAGTTTGGGGTATCAGCGGTGGAAGCACAACAGGAAGCACTTTTGGAAACAGCGAAATGTACATAACAAATTACACTTCTGGCACAACTAAGGCTGCTTCCGCTGATTCGGCTTCCGAAAATAACGCAACATCTTCTGGTTTAGCTATTACCGCAAACAAGTGGCTAATAAACGACCCGATAACTTCTCTTTACTTTACGACTGACGGCGGCAACTTTCAAATCGGTACAGTAATCTCTCTTTACAAAATAACCAAAGGCACTTCTAGCGGAGTAATCGCAAGCTAACAAGAAAGAAAAGAAAAATGACAGAAATCCTAACCAAGCTAGTAGTTGACTGCTCTACTGGCGAAACAACAACAGTACCTCTAACAGCAGAAGAAATCGCACAGCGAGAAACTGACCGCCTAGCTTACGAAGCTCAGGAAGCAGAACGCCTAGCTGCCGAGGAAGCTAAAGCAGTAGCTCAGGCGTCCGCGATCTCGAAGCTAACTGCCTTGGGCCTTACCGCCGACGAAATCGCAGCTCTAAAGGGCTAGTAATGGCCGAAGAAACAACAGGCGTGCGGATTACCCAAAACGCGATCTATCAAAAGCAGCTAGAACACGGCGAAATCTTGATAAAGGTTTTGGAGAAGCTAGACCACTTAGACGACGTACCTAACCGAATCCGGGAAGTAGAACTAACGCTTGCCCGGCTAGCTTGGATCGAGCGCGTCGCCTATACAGGTCTTACCGCCGCAGTCGTTTCTCTAATTGGTCTAATAATTTCTATCGTAGGAGCATAATGGCAAAACCACAGTATCCAATAGACGGCAAGCAGGGTAAAGCTTGGAAGGTGACCAGCCCGTTCGGGTGGCGCATTCATCCGATCGAGAAGTATAAGAAGCACCACAACGGAGTTGATTTGTGGGGTGCGAACCCTAAGATCTACGTCGAAGCTTTTCACGACGGCCTAGTAATCGCTGCCGGGACTTCGAAGCTAAAGAATTCCGACGGTTCTCTAGGTGGCGTTGGTTGGTACGTAGATATCCGTTCTAAAATCAACGGAAACTTTTACGTCCACCGCTACGCGCATATGGTCGAGAATTCCCTAAAAGTAAAGAAAGGCCAGAAAGTCGAAGCCGGAACTATTCTCGGAATTATGGGAAATACCGGAGCTTCCGCCGGGCGTCATCTTCACTTCGAAATAAACAAGGGTAAAGTCTGGCGTTGGACTTCCGACGGTTCAGGATTCGTAAACCCTCTAGAGTTCGTAAAGAACACGATCGACGCTTACAAGCTACAAGAGTCCATTCCCGAAGCTACTCCGGAAGACGCTCCGGTAGCACCAGCTCCGATACACGAAACTCCTAAAGCTCCTACACCTCCTAATTTCGCGTTTCCGGGAAACCTAGAAATCGGTTCCCGTGGTAAGAAAGTTAGAGATCTACAAAAGAAGCTAAAGCTAAAGGTAGACGGCGAATTCGGCCCTCTAACAGAAAAGGCGGTAAAGGCGTTCCAGAAGAAGAGCGGAATCTTCGAAACTGGAGTAGTCGATATAAAGACGTGGGACTTACTTGCTAAGTAAGTTTCTAAATAAAAAAGCCCTACGGATAGCCTCCTTGGGGCTTTTTACTTTCTTGTTAGTTTGGGTTAGTCCACCTGCCTACGCAGCCCAAGCTATGGCCATAATTACCTGCGCAGACTCTAACGGCGCACAAATTACTAGGACAGTTGGTTGGGATAATGAAAACAGATACTTCGAAAATCGGGGCAACATTGCGGCGCATTACTGCGAAGGCGGTTATGCTGGCACTTTCACCATTTTTATTAGCGTTCTATCTCTCGACGGTGGTGAGCTGGATCCTGCTTTGCTTTACTTTGCTGGCATTCCTACTAATCCCACTCCTAGTCCTGAAGTATCTCCTGAACCTTCTCCAGCTACTACGGAAGAAGTTTCTAGGACGACGGAGCGAACCGAAGACGTCGATCGTTCCGAAACCGTAGAGCGAACCGTAGACGTAGAACGCCCGGTAGAACCAGCTCCCCAACCAGCTCCGATAGAACCGGAACCTACTCCGGAACCGACGCCGGAACCTACTCCGGAAGAAACTAAGAAACCTAAGCCGGAACCTAAGCCCGAACCGACCACGGAACCGACTTTAGAACCAACCCCGGAACCTTCATTAGAACCAACAGTAGAACCAGTTTCCCCGGTCGAACCAGCTCCGCTACCGACGGAAGAACCCGAAGAAGAATTGCTTGTGTTGTCGGTTGATAAACTGGTAGAGAATCTAAGAAACATTGGTTCAGATATGACACCGGAAGTTAGAAAACAAGCGCAACAAGTTGTTATCGCTTCTATTATTGTTAGTCAAATAGCGATTACGGCGATAGGTAGGAAACCGTGAAGCAATTCTTTCGGGATATGACAGACCAGCTATGGACGCTGCTTGGAATGTTCGTCGCTTACGTGGTACTAGAAGGCACCGCGAAAGACGTTGTTGGCTTGTGTATTATCGGAACCTTTATTTTATGGACAGCAACCTACCCCTTACGTAAGGAATAAATATGTGGCTAGATATCGCACGTAGAACTATGGCGGTTATTATTTTGAAGGTGACGGGTATCTTCGTCGGTGGCGCAGTTATCGGCCTAGAAGTTCTTCAGGCAGTAGCTATGGCAGCTTTCGCTGGAATTATCGACGTAGCGCAGGAACTATCCCGTAGCTACCTAGCTGACGGTGGACTAGATCCGGACGAAATCAACAAGTCTTTCGGCAAGATTGCCGAGAAGAACGACCGTAAAAGCTAAGACCGCTCCGCTTCGGTAGTACCACCCCAAATCCCCGTCACTCGGGTAGATAGGGCATAGTCGCGGCATTTTACCCTAATCGGGCAGCGTTGGCAGATACCTTTAGCTATTTCTTCAACTAATTTCTGGGCTTCCCGGCTAGCTTCTTGGGCAAAGAAGACGTCGGGAAGTTCTTCGCATTCCACGGATCCGACTTCTCGGATAGCTTCGTGAAGTTCTAGGTATTTGCGTTCTATGCCTAATAAATGTCGTAGGGTAGTCATAAGTTAGACCTTATAGGAATAACTACCCGGAAAGAAAGGAAAAGTAAAAAATGATAAAAGGAGAGCTGGAGCTTACCGAACTAGGGGACGCGATCCTTCTAGGCAACTTCGAGAACGGTTCCGAAGAATGGCACGCGCTTAGAAACGAAGACGGCGCGGTAGGCGGTTCCGATATCGGAGCTATCGCCGGACTAAGCCCTTGGGAATCGCAGATAACTAAATGGGCAAAAAAGACCAAGCAAATCCCGGACGACTTTGCCCCGAATATGTCTATGCGTCTAGGTAATAAATTAGAAACGCCTATCCTAGAGATCTTCGCCGAAGACCACCCGGAACTAGAAATCTTTACTACCGGAACTTGGGCGCATAAGGAATTTAACTGGCAGCGAGCTAACCCCGACGCGCTATACCGCAAGCCTGACGGTACTTGGGGAATTATCGAAATAAAGTTTTCCCGCGACTACTGGACGGAAGTCCCACAGCATTACCGGGCGCAGGTTCTTTGGTATATGAACGTCTTTGGAATCCAAGAAGCAACGCTGGTCGCTTTAGCTGGTTCTAGCTACCAAGAATTCCCGGTGGAATGGGATTCGTTCGAAGCGACTTCTCTAATCGCTGCGGCTTACCGCTTTAGGGAATCCGTTCTAAACGTAAAAATGCCAGACTGGGACGGAAGTAATTCGACGTTCGAAACTATCCGCGCTATGAATCCTAAGATCGAAGAAGGAGAAGAACACCTAGACGAACTAGGCGTGCACTACTTTATAGCTCTTAGCCAATTCGAAGAATCGGAAAAGAAACTTACCGAACTAAAAAGCAGGGTACTAGCTGCTATGGGCGGAAAGAAAAGGGGAATCGTTTACGGGGAACACGCGATAAGTCTTCGCGCCCGTGGAATGGGAAACCCTTACCTACATCACGAGAAAGGAAAAAAATAATGAGTTGCCAATGCGAGAACAAGGATAAATACGATAACCAAGGACTATACAAGACCGAAGACCTTATAGAACTTTTCTGGGGACTTCTAAAGGACGGTTATACCGGACTAGGGTTCGGGCTAATACTCGACCTAATCGAAAGAGATGTAAAAGACCAGCGGGAAAGGGAATAAAGAAATGGCACAGTTCAACCTAAACGATTACGAAACCGTCGAGGAAAGACTTCGTAGATTTTGGAGCAGCGAGATCTCTAAAGATGCGCGAATCATTACCATAAACCACACAACTCCACAAGATCGAGCAGTTGGGACTTGGGTGGTCGAAGCACGTCTTTACTTAGACCAAGAAGACCAAGCTAGAAACCTGCCTAAGACTACGGGCTGGGCTTTCGAAGTAGACGGCGTTGGAATGGCTAATAAAACTTCCGCGCTAGAAAATGCGGAGACAAGCGCAATCGGAAGATGTCTTGCGAACTTTACCTTTAGCGGTAATAAGCGCGTGACTAGGGAAGAAATGGAAAAGGTCGCACGTGGCCAGACTCCTAAGCTCCCGTCGCGCGACTGGTTAGCAGAATCGGCGGAGCTACTAACCCTAAAGGATCTAGACGGACTAAGGCTTCTCTACTCGGAAGCTAAGACCGCTAAGGCTTCTTCGGAAGTATTAGAAGCGATCAAAACGACTGCGGAACTACTGGTCTAATGGAAACGCCGGGCCAGATTATCGAAGAGCTTCAGCGAATCGGTAAAGAAATGGAGAAAGGGGCTTCGGCCCTTTATGACGCGGAAGTAAAACTAGCGGACGCGGAAGCTGCCTACGATAAGGCCGTTTCTCTTTCTTTCCTAAATAGTCAAGGAACCGTGGCCGATCGTCAAGCCGTAGCCAAGCTCCAAGCCGTAAACGAGAAGCTAAACGCGGATCTAGCCCGGGCAGAATTCAACCGGGTAAAGACCAAGATGAAGGTTCTAAGCGATACGGCTACTATGACCGCGGTTATAAGCCGAAACGTGGAACTTCAATGGCGCAGTTAGACTAAAGGCGACGAAATGAGGCGGTATGGAAATCCGGGAGAAATGCTCTTGCGGGGCTTCGTTTTACGCTTCGGGGGAAGAGGCTACCCGGCTACACAAAAGCTGGGTACGCCGACACTCCTGCTCGACTACCGAAGACGTACAAAACTTACGGGACTTCGAAACTGTTTCGACTATTGGATTTTCCGCGGATTACTCGGGAACGGGTTTAGATCTACCTGCGAAGAAATACGATCCTTGGGAAGATGAATAAGAAAGAGTTCCAAAAATACTTAGACCGCGATCGAGCTTGTCCGCATTGTGGAACTACTGGCCCGGAACTTATTCCGCAACACAGACTTAACCGCGGTATGGGTGGAAGTGCAGTCCGTAATCGACCGTCTAACATAATTGTCTTCTGCTCTTTAGGTAATGGCCTTATGGAATCGAACGCGACTTTTGCCCAGCTAGCCCGCTCTTATGGGTGGAAACTATTAGCTTGGCAAGATCCCGAGAAAACTCCGGCGCGTCTATTCGACGGTTGGTATCTCTTAGACGATAACTTTAGGAAAGTTCGAACTTCAGAACCGGAGGAAGAATGAAAGGAAACCTTGTTAGAAATAAATCTAGAACCGTACCTAGAAGCCGCACAGGCTAGGGCCGAAGATCTAGGAGAGCTAGACCGCTCTATGCGTGGTCTACAAGCTAGTCAGGTTGGAGCTTTAGGGGAACTTGTTGGAATGGATTATCTCCGGGGCTTAGGCTTCGAGCTAGAAGAGATTTACTCGACTAGGTATGACGTTCGGGCTAAAGTTTCGGGACAATGGAAGACCTTAGAATTCAAGACTAAGGAAAGAACCGTAGTCCCCCAACCGCATTACGATTGTACGGTTCCGGCTTACAATCACGAACACCAACGGCCCGATTACTTTATCTTTATTAGCCTTCTAAGCTCCGGTAAGTCCGACCAGATAAATCGGTTTAGTAAAGGATTTATTTTAGGTAGTATTTCGCTAGAGAAGTTCGAAGAAGTAGCTACGGCTTGGAACCCTAGTCAGGTGGATAACTCGAACGGGTGGACTCCAACTATAAATTGCTATAACGTTCGAATAGCGGAATTAGATCCGCCGAAGGAAAGGGAAGTAAATGCCGCTTATTAGAGGACACCACTCTTTCGACGACCAATTTGCCCAGATCCCTAACGCGTGGCTACGCGACTCTCGACTATCGCTAAAAGCTATCGGGCTATTAGCCCAGATTATGACGCACGTTCCGGGTTGGAATATGTCTATAAATTCTTTAGCTTCTAGGAATAACGTCGGTAAAGACCAGATCCGGACGGCAATCGCAGAGCTGGAGGAATTCGGATACCTAACCCGGGAGCAGTCGAGGGAAGAAGGAAAGTTTGCGGAAACTATCTGGAAGACTTCCGACCCGTCGGATAAACCGTTATCGGATAATCCGACGACGGAAAACCCGACTATAAAGAACACTATTTCTAAAGAAGACCAAATAAAGAATAACGAGAGAACTATTAGCGAATTCGAAAGATTTTGGGAGATCTATCCTAAGAAGACCGATAAGGGAGCGGCAAGGCGGGCGTTTACTTCGGCTATCCGTAAGGCGGATGTCGAGCTAATAATTACGAAGGCTAAGGCTTACGCCGAAGATCCTAATCTTCCACAAAAGCAATTTATAAAATACCCGGCTAGTTGGCTAAACGCCGAAGCTTGGAATAATCCACCGCTACCGCAGAGAAAGAAAACCGACCTAAAAGCTTTAGAGGAATGGGCTAATGACTAAAACCGAACTAAAAGAACTTATGGAATACCTAAGCGCGATCGACAACCGACAGCTAACGCCAGAAAAGCTACAAGTCTGGTTCGATCTAATAGGCTTCCTAGACTTCCCGGACGCTAAGGCGGCAGTAATCGAAGCCCAGCGCGACGAATCCATTAGCTACGTAGAAGCGAAGCACGTTATAGCTTTTGCTATGCGTCTAAAGGATAAAAGAAAATCCGAGGAAGCCCGGACTAAGACATACGCAGAAAATAGGACAGGCGACCCACACCCAATTTGCGCCCACGGGCTAAGGCTTCTAACCTGCGACCCGTGTTGCCGGAACCTAGCTATCCAAGCCGGGCTAATAAAGGGCTGATACAGTTATGCGGTGGAAGAGAACGAGGCTATCTGTAATCGTTGCGGGCACATTTGGCGCGTTAAGCTGGACGAACCCAAGACGGGCGTCCGCTGCGCCGATTGTAGAATGGGCCAATCTCTTATCGTCAAGTATGGGAATACTAAGTGCCTACCGTGGCAAGGGGACTTCGATCCCGAAACCCTTACCCAACCAATCTACGAAGGGCAACCCGTTCTTCCCGGCGTTCGGAACTGTGGCCACTTGGACTGTTGTAATCCCGAACACATCAAAAAGTCTTAGCTTACTAGTAAAGTAAGAAATAACAAAAGAAAGGTGGAAACACTATGGCAACAATCGAGGTAAAGGGAGAAGTTGTAGGACTTGTCTTCGGCAATAAAGGCGTTCAGATTCTAGAAACGTTCAAGTCTAAGGACGGGGAAAAGCGCGACGCACGTTATACAGCGTGGCTAGACGCTCCGACTAGCTCCTTACAGGTAGGACAGAAAGTATCCGCCCGCGGACTTCTTTCGGCTTCTATCGGCAACTACACAAACAAAGACGGGGAAGATAAGACCGTGGTCAATCTCTCTATCAACTTCGCCACAATCAAACTAGACGGGTCAGAAGCTCCAGTAATGATCCCTACGCACGAGGATCTACCCTTCTAGTGTTTATCCGTTGGCTAGTCCCTGCTTCGACCGGAATTCTTCTTATCGAATTCGCTTCGGAGTCTTCCGGTTTCCTACACGGAGCAGGGCTAGTCTTCGGACTTTTCTACGTCTGGGCCGGAATTAGCGAAGCGTGGAACCAGTATGTACGATCTAACTATTGACGTATCCGGCGAACCAGCTTCCCAAGG